TTATAGAAAGCTCCATTCTATTGTTACTTCTGAACCGTCAATATATATCTTGTTAATGAGGGAATTGATTAAATGGCGCTTAGCGAGAATATCGCCATTGCCAAATATATCACTTGAATTTCTAATTATATCTAGCGCCTCTTCATGGCTCAGCTTTGCTTTTTTCTTTTTGAAACCCTCTAGTGAAGTTTCAAGTTTAATTTTTTCTTTTGACAAGACTTCTAAACGCTCTGCGACCTTTTGAGTTGGGAGGTTATCATACAATAACAAGTCTAGCGTTTTTGACATTTGTGCATCTAGCTTTTCTATCTGCTTTTTAATTGCTAGTCTTTCGATATTCTTTTTGTCCGTTTTCTTGGGACCACTTACTAGTGCGTTGAATTCCTTTTCAAAGTTCAATTTCATTATTTCCCTAGCCACATATTGGTCTAAATCGACTGCTTTCCAATTCATGTTTTTGCAGGTGGGATCCTTAATCATTTCCTTTTTGGTTTTGGCCCTGGAATAGCAAGTGTATATGTGTATATATTGTTTTTGAGAGTTTGGCAGTTTATGCGAACCACGATATGCCCCTGAGCCGAAGTATCTCGCTCCACAGTTCTTGCAAAACAATACTCCTGATAACAGTTGAGTTGCAGAGAACGGAGAAGTGTTTGGGGTTTCGCCTTTTTCCCAGCCTGTTTCATCTAATCTTTTTTGTGCTAAGTCGAATAGTTCTTTTTCTATAATCGGTTGGTGTTTGCCTTGATATTCATGCTCACCCCAGGATACTCGCCCTGTATACAAGCTATTTTTAAGAACATTCTTTATTGTTGAGGTATGATTCCATTCACCGTGCTTGTTTTTGTAGCCTTTTTTGTTTAGTGTCTGTTTGATTTTATTGAATGAATATTGATTATTTGCATACATATCGAATATTTCGCGAACTTGCATTGCCTCATATTCATCTATTATAAGCTCACTTGTTGCCTCTATATAATCATACCCTATTGGAAAGTTTCCGCCCCCATGCCATAGCCCACTTTTTGCCCTTTCAGCTCTACCCATTTGTGTGCGCTCTTTTATCTGTTCACGTTCAAGTTGGGCGAATACCGACAGTATTCCAATCATTGCACGTCCAAACGCCGTTGATGTATCAAAGTTTTCGTTGATAGACACAAAGTCAATTCCATTTTTAATAAAAACATCTTCAATTAAATAAAGAGTGTCCTTTTGCGAACGGCTTAACCTATCAAGCTTATAAACAAGGACTAAATCTATCTTTTTATTTTTGACATCTGAAATTAGTTTTTGCAATGCTGGACGTTCTATTTTTGCACCTGAGTAGGCAGGGTCTGTGTATATTTCGCTAGCACTCCACCCACGAGCAATACAGTAGCTTTTTAAGCGCTCCGTTTGTGCTTTAATAGAATATCCCTCTTTGGCTTGCTCTTGCGTAGAAACACGAATATAGCACCCTACTCGAACGATTTTATCACTGTTCTTAATTAAAGCCACTAACTCACCCTCTTATATTATTACACCCCACTATTAATTTAGTGGGGTTATTTTTATGTTATTTTTTCAGCTTGTTCTAACTTTTTGACATTCAATGTCACATCTTTATAGGTTCACTTGCTGAACATCTCGTTTAACGATTTAATATTTATGCCTCTGCTGGTTTGAGCGTTAGCGGATAACAATTCGATTTTGTCAATAGCTACACCGTCCAAAGCCTGCTGAATTTCGTATTTTAAACCCTCAAAGCGAAAGAAAACCGAAACCTCGGGCACAAAGTAGTAATGAGCCATAATTTGTTGTAGCTGTTTAAAGTTGTGCTTAAACTTATCCTTTTCACTTAAAACAAACTCTATGAAATCTGTATACGGCATTAATAATTGAGCTGCACCCTCGTTAGCTTGCCATTCAATAAATCTGTTTTGTTTGGGCAAGACTGTTTCAAAACAGTTGAAAAGTTTGATTTCATAGTCTTTGTGTAAATTACAATGCATTATTTCGTGTCCACAGTCAAAGTTTTGCTCCACTTTGGTACGCTTGTTGTTCAAAACTATTGTATTAACTTTTTCCCCGATTAAAGCCGTTCCGCATATTCCACGGGTGCGGAAATTGTGAAAACATAAATTTATATTACTGTCGCTTTTGCACAATCGCACACTATCTATAAAACCTGATTGCATATTTTCAATATAGTTTGACCTAATAGTGTTCACGGTGCTATACAAGTCTTTTTTGACGTTATTTATCATTTGTTACGCTCCTTGTGAGCTTTCATAACTGTTAGTAAAAAGTCAATATCTTCTTGTTCTATGTCATACGCTTCTAATCCCTTTTTTAGGCGGAAGAACGCGAGGTCTTGAGGTTGTTCATCCAGGCTATTTGGTTGTTCGCCTACGTTTTCACGATTAATAGAAACATCGTACCCCATCAGCCACGCTTCTGATACATCTAAAGCTTTCGCAATTAAATATACCCTGTCCTGTTTTGGTTCAAACGCGCCGCTTATATACTGGCTAATTGCACTTTTAGGTATATTTGTTTTTTCACATAATTGACTTTGTGTAATGTTTCTAATACTCAAGGCTTTTTTTATTCTGCTTGCACAACTCTCTTTGGTCATCAAAAGTTCCTCGTTTCATCTAATATGAAAATATCATAACATATAAGTTTAGAAAAATCAATACTTTTTTGAAAAAAGTTTAGAAAAGTATAAAAACACTATTGACAAATAATAAACTCGGTGTTAAACTGTGATTAGTTCAGAAAAACAAAACAAAGAAAAGAGGTGATAAAATGTCGCAAAGAGATTACTCACTTTTAAAGTCACTGATGGCTTTAAGAGGATTTACTCAGCGAAGCCTTGCGAATACAACTAAAATGACAGAGACCACGCTCAGTTTAAAGATTAACGGCAAAGGCGTGTTCAAACAAACCGAAATCCAGACCATAGTTGAATTGTTAAAAATTGAGCCGAGCGAAATAGGTAAATATTTTTTTACCCCTAAAGTTTAGAAAAACTAAACAAAGTGTAAGAAAACAAAAAACACATATTAGACAAGGAGGACTAAAACCATGAAAAAGAAAACTGTTTGGTGTTACCTAGACGGCAAAAAGCACTGTGATGTTGTGAAGTGGGCATTAGGCGCAAATGTTGATGTTAAAAAAGCTAGAGAGCTGTTGACTTCCCAGTATCCGAGCATGACTGTTTCGTTTAGGGTGGTATAACAAGAAAGGGAGGATAAGCAATCATGCATCACTATATTACAAAATACAATGAAGACGGGGTTGGGTACGCAGAGGCTTGGATTCAAATAAATATTTTCGGTAAAGCCTTTTGTTTTAGTAGAAAGAAGATAAAAATTTAAGAGCCTTTGTGTTAAAAAGGCTCTTAAGGAAACTATTTTTTCTCCCATCCTCTACCAGGCTCTTGCGTTGGTGGTAGTCGGTCCCCTGGATCAATGTTAACAACTCTAGGATCATTCACCTGTCCGCCTCGGGGACCCACTTCAATATAAGTACCGCTAGGCTGGTTATCCGTTCCGGGTTTAATTGGTTTAGACATAATTTTCACCACCTTTCGACTAAATAATACCATAGTCGCAAGGAAAAAACAAGAAAGAAAGGAAATAACGTTATGAAAGACAAACTAATTCTAAAAGTATACAAGCCGGAGACTAGAACAGGCGAACAAAATGTTATTCGCATAGACCAAGCTGCAATGAACGCTTTGGTGGAACTCCAACGAGCATCAGGCTTGCCCCTGAGCCAATTAGCAAGTAGATTAATTCTTCACTCAACCCCACAAGTTGAAATAGTCGAGGCATAGGACAAATTGTCCCTATCATATTATAAAGCGAGGTGATTTATATGGCGTGGAATTCCCTAACTAAACAAGAATGTAGGATCAGACACATATTGGCTGATGGGCGAGAGGTAGATAGTATAGAGGGTCATGTTGTGACTATTAACGACAAAACCATAGGCATAGTTAATGTTATTAGGAGGCACTTAGAACAGCAAGCCGAACTTGCAGCACAAGCAGAGAGAAGTTAGGCAATATTTGAGATATTAAAACAAAGGACGTGAAAAAATGCAAACACAAATGATAACAGTAACCCTGCATAGTAAGGACAAGCCTATCAAATCAATCGAACCACAACCAAAGCCCGTCCACAAGACAATACTCTATTTGGTGCTACTATTTATAACCAAGCTTGCATTGGCGGTCGGCGCAATGGCAGTATCGGCAAAGGAAATCGTTCCACTGGCATATGCTGAACGTGGCTATTATGCAATCGGTGGCGAATGGCTGATAGTTGGACTAGTCGGAATGACGGTGTGGTTTGGAGTAGGATATTTAGTGAAGGAGGATAAACAGTGAGAGATGAATTGATTACCAAAAGAAACGAAGTGTTAACAGAAATCAAGCCCATTATGGAGGCTTTTCAAATAACAAATTATGACTACATAGTAAAAGACTTTGGGCAAACAGAAACATTAGTCATAAATGAGATTGGTATTGGCTGTTCGTGCAACAGTGTCGGAGCTATCATCAATGAGATAATCGGATATTTATTTGTCACAAGTTTTAAAAAGTTTCGTTATCTAGGGAATTTTGAAACACAGACATTGAATAGAGTTAAAGAATATTGGATGTCTGATAGTCAAACGAGAGAAATTTTAGCTTTTAATAGACAGGAGGACAAATAGTAATGAAAATACTTGTAGCCTGTGAAGAAAGCCAAGTGGTCACAATTGAGTTGCGAAAAATGGGGCATGAAGCTTATAGTTGCGATATTGAGCCATGTAGTGGAGGTTATCCTGAATGGCATATAATGCAAGATGTATTGCCTTTACTTGATGGCAAATGCCAGTTTAAAACGGTTGATGGAACAACTCATTACATAGCAGATAGATGGGATATGATTATTGCTTTTCCGCCATGTACATATCTAAGCAATGCGGGTGCTTGCCGATTATACCCACAAAAAGGTGTTTTGAACCAAGAACGTTACCTAAAAGGATTAGAAGGTAGAAAGTTCTTCTTATCGTTATTAAACGCTGATTGTGCCCGTATAGCAATTGAAAATCCAGTATCAAGTAAAATCTTTCAAATGCCAACCCACACACAAGAAATACAACCGTGGCAGTTCGGGCATCCATATACTAAAAAAACTCGATTATGGTTAAGAGGACTTCATCCATTAATGTCAACAGAACTAGTTGAGCCGATCGAGCCATACGTACCTTCTGGAACGGGGAGAAAAAACAGAAACAAGTACGGTGCTGCTAAACGCGGAGAAGATGCTAAAAACAGAGCAAAAACTTTCCGCGGAATAGCAAAAGCAATGGCAGAACAATGGGCAGGTAAACTAAACAAGGAGGATAAACAGTAATGGAAGTATTTTTTACAGCAAAACAAGGAAGCAGTCTACATAAGGATTGGTTTGATTATCAAGAAGATAGGGAAAAGGTTATCAAAGCATATAAGCTATTTGCACAGGAGCAAGGCATTGAAAGCAACATAACTAATTGGAATAAAGACCTTATCATTGTACCTACTAAAAATGATTTAGAAAAGTTTAAAAACCAGTTTAAAAAACACCCTTGCGATTATGTTGACGGTAAACCTGCGTATGAATTTAAAGCTAACTCAAAAACATACAAGGATTGGAACAAAGCGTTGCAAGAAAAAGAAATCAAAAGTTTACAAGAACCGCACCTTGTTTGGTATGTGCACAGTTACGGTCGTTCTCTTAGCAAAATTATTGAACACGAGGGCGTACTGTATTGTAAGTATGAAAATAACGGTGTCACAGAAATCGCTATACCAAATGATTGCACTGAAATCCTAGGGAGTGAATATCACAAAGTGCTTGAAATTTTATTGAAAGAAAGTGAGGACAAGCAATAATGGAAATGACAAAAGATGAAATAATCAAATCGTTCAAAAACTCAGGGTGTGCTAAAAAGCAAATAGCCGTAATTGCACAGTTAAGCGATACTACGCAGACTAAAATCAAAGCGATACTCGAGGAGGCACAGCTGCTGCCGAAAAAGGTTGAGCCAGTTGAGCAAGCTAAGCCTGTAATCAAGTCAGTAATTAAACAAGAGCCTAAGCCTCAAACGCAATTCACACCAGAGCTTGACGAACGTATCCTAAAACTAGCTGACATGGGGCTATGTTATGAAGAGGCAGCGGAACAAGCAGGTATCAGTTTGAATTCGTTCAAAAACAGATTGCAACGTCTGCGCCAAAAGCAGAAACAAAACGATCCAATTACATATAATCAATCAGAAAAACCAATGCAAGCCGAACCTGCGCCATTAATTCCGAAGTCTTCCGAGCCTTTCCAAATTCCTCCGATTGATATGCCGGCAACACTTACAAATATGCTTGCTTGGGTGGTTGATAATTTCGGAACAAATGTTGCAAATTGTGCCGCGAACAACGAAAAAGGTATAGCTTGTTGTAATTTCAGATACAAAGAGGTTGAATACAATTTGACGTTAGGGGTGAGCGAGTGAGCATTAAAGACGAAATTGCTGAGTTAATTAAAGTTCTGAAAGTGGCAAAAAAGTTTCATGACTCTGTTGAAATTGATGTCGTGCTAGATGAACTTAACAAAATTTTGGGCAAAGAAAAAACTCCCGAAAGTGCTACCAACACTAACGAGAGTAATCAAGCAAAAATGCTTGTAAAAAATATATAACTTAATAGTATAACTTAATGATATAACAAAAACGGAGGAATGTCAAATAGAAATAGAAGAGAGGGGATTTTATGCTTAGCGCATACAGCTGTCATGATGAGGGAATGTGCGACTGCCGTTGCCCAAACTATGACTGCATACATCATAAAATACACAACAAAGAAAACGGAGGTCGAAAACAATGGAATTCACAATCACAATCAGAGGACTTGACGCCATTGCGTCAGCAATCACTCTACTAGCTCAATCCAAACAAGGACAAGCAATGACTAGTGTGCCTGCCTCTTTACCGACTGCAACTGCACCAATAGTAACGGCGGTAATTCAACCCCCTACGCAATCAGCTCCAGCTCCAATCCAAACGGCACCCGCGCCTATCCTGACAGCACCTACTGTTATTCCTACTGCGGTTCCTACCAGCACCAATACATATAGTATCCCGCAACTTCAACAGGCTTGTGCGCCTTTAGTTGATGCAGGGCGACAAGGCGAGTTAGTTCAGCTTATCAATAGCTTTGGCGTGCAAGCTTTAACTAATATACCCCTAGAACGACTAGGTGAGTTCGCAACAGCGCTAAGAGGGATGGGGGCAAAGATATGACAACCCCACACGAAAACAGGGCGCACGCACTTCTATCGGCGTCAAGCGCTACGCGTTGGATAAACTGCCCTCCGTCTGCAAGGCTAGAGGATAAGTTCGAGGACACGTCTAGTGACTTTGCAAAAGAGGGCACACTGGCGCATGAGATTGCGGAGCTTAAGCTGCGCAAGCATTTTATAGAGCCTATGGGCACAAGAACTTTTAATGCCGCAATTAGTAAGTTTAAGAAAAATGAACTCTATCAAGACGAAATGCTGGGGTATACTGATGTTTATCTTGATTATATTCAAGGTATAGCGCATAGTTACCCGCAAAAGCCACATATCGCTGTTGAGGCAAGGCTTAACTTTTCACATTATGTCCCCTCTGGTTTCGGAACAGGTGACTGCATCATAATCGGTGGCGATACTCTGCACGTTATAGATTTTAAGTACGGTAAAGGTATACCGGTTTCAGCAGAGGACAATGCGCAAATGAAACTCTATGCAATAGGGGCAATACACAAATATGCCCTGCTTTACGAAATTAACAATGTTCAGCTAGTTATTGTTCAGCCTCGACTTGACAATATATCCGAATGGGGCATATCCAAAGTTGACCTTGCAACGTGGGCAGAAAGCATTAAGCCTATTGCACAGCAAGCCTTTAATGGTGAGGGCGAATTCAAAGAGGGTGACCACTGTAAGTTTTGCAGGGCAAAAGCTAGTTGCAGGGCAAGAAGCGAAACAATGTCGGCGATTAATGTGTTTGGATTTAAAAAGCCACCCCTTATTACTGATGATGAGGTCGGCGACATACTTATAACCGCAAGGAACCTCAAAGCTTGGGTTAGCGATTTGGAAGAATACGCTCTGAAAGCTTTGCTAAGTGGCAAAGACGTTAAAGGGTGGAAAGCAGTTGAGGGCAGAAGTAATAGACAGTTTGATGATACCGACTCCGCATTTAACACGCTAAAAACCAATGGCATTGATGAGGCTATTTTATATGAACGCAAGCCGATAACCCTAACTACAATTGAAAAAATGCTCGGTAAAAAGGTTTTTGATACTTTACTTAAGCCACACATCATAAAGCCACCTGGGAAGCCTACTCTTGCACTTAATACCGATAAGCGAGAGGCAATCACATCACAAACAACCGCTCAAGAGGCGTTTGGAAACATAAATATAAATAATGAAAATGGAGGAATTTAAAATGGGAGATTTAAGACAAAGCCAAGTAGTAACAGGAGAGGTGCGCATTAGCTATGAGCACCTGCTTAAACCTTATGCAAACCAACCAGGACAAGAGGAAAAATATAGCTGTACTATCTTAATCCCTAAATCAGATTTTGCAACAAAGCAAAGAATTGACTCTGCTATTGCGGCCGCAATTAGTGAGGGCGTTGCAAAAACATGGAACGGCGCAAGACCTGCACAGCCACCTATACCAATTTATGACGGTGACGGTGCTCGCTTAAATGGCGAGGCTTTCAGCGAGGAGTGCAAAGGGCATTGGGTTATGACGGCATCTAGCAAAATACAACCAGAAGTGGTGGACGCAAATAGCAACCCAGTCTTTTCTTCAACTCAAATATACAGTGGAATGTATGCAAGGGTATTTATAAACTTTTTCCCTTATAGTGCTGCCGGCAAAAAAGGTATCGGCGCAGGGCTTGGACCAGTTCAAAAAATGCGTGACGGTGAGCCACTGGGTGGTAGAGTAAGCGCCTCTGACGTATTCGGTGGAGCTCCTGCTTATCCGCAACAGCCTCAGTATCAAGCACAACCTCAAGCGATTTATGACCCTCAAGCCCAGCCACAATATCACCCACAAGCAAGTTATAACGCACAACCTCCATATCAAGCACAACAAAGCTATGCACCTGCGATAGACCCTATCACAGGGCAACCGATAGTGTGATAATTATGCAACATTTATCTATCGACATTGAAACTTATTCTTCGGTAGATTTGCTTAAATCAGGGCTGTACAAATATGTGCAGTCCCCTGATTTTCAAATACTGTTACTTGCATACAGCTTTAATGGTGATACTACCGAAATAGTTGACCTTGCAAAAGGTGAAGAACTTCCATTAGCGCTAGTCGGCGCTTTACTAAACCCTCAAATCGTAAAACACGCATACAACGCAAGCTTTGAATGGTATTGCTTGTCTAAACATCTTAAGCTAATATTTCCAACAGCTTGGATATTCCAATGGCAATGCACAATGCTCCATGGCTTATATTGCGGTTATCCGTCAGGTCTTGCAAAAGTTGGTGAGGCTGTTGGACTACCAATAGAAAAACAAAAACTTACAACAGGCAAGGCTTTAATCAAGACTTTTTGTTGCCCCTGCAACCCCACTAAAGCAAACGGATTTAGAAACAGAACACTTCCACACCACGAACCTGCAAAATGGGATTTGTTCAAAGAATACTGCAAGCAAGACGTCATTACAGAAATGGAGATTGAAAACAGGCTATCGGCTTTCCCTGTTCCTAGTCACACCCAAAAAGAATGGGAGCTAGACCTTGAAATTAATAGCCGTGGCGTGGCACTAGATATGAATATGGTGCATGGCGCTCTTGAACTAAGCGACATAAGCACGCAAGAACTAACCGAAGAGGCTGTTAAAATAACAAGTCTTGATAACCCAAACAGTGCAAAACAATTAACACAATGGGTTGAAAGCAAAACAAACAATAAAATTGAAAACCTACAAAAAGCAACCGTATCAGAGCTTATTGAAAACACAAATGGCGAAGTAAAACGTGCGCTTGAAATAAGGCAAGAATTATCTAAAACAAGTGTTAAAAAATATGCCACTATGCAGGACGTTGTTTGTGATGATGGGCGAATAAGAGGGCTATTTCAGTTTTATGGCGCAAATCGTACTGGTAGATGGGCAGGGCGCTTTGTTCAACCACAAAATCTACCTAGAAACTACTTAGAAACCCTGCCTCTTGCGAGGAGGTTCGTTAAAGAAAAAAACATAGTTGCTTTAAAAATGCTATATGGGAATGTTCCTGATACCCTTTCGCAGCTTATCCGAACGGCTTTTGTGCCGTCACAGGGCAATACTTTTCTTGTTGCCGACTTTTCAGCGATTGAGGCAAGAGTTATAGCTTGGCTTGCTGGAGAGCAGTGGAGGCAAGACGTTTTTGCAACACATGGCAAGATATATGAAGCATCAGCCTCAGCTATGTTCGGTGTTCCTTTGGAACTGATCAAAAAAGGAAACCCAGAATATGCACTAAGACAAAAAGGGAAGATTGCAGAACTTGCACTTGGTTATCAAGGAAGTTCTGGAGCGCTCAAACAAATGGGGGCGCTTGAAATGGGATTAACTGAAGAAGAAATCCCCGATATCGTTAGACGGTGGCGACAATCAAATAAGCGTATTGTTGACCTATGGTATTCTGTTGAGAACGCAGCACTTGAATGTATGAGAACTGCACAGCAAACTGGGACCAAAGGGCTTATATTTTCTCGCGAGAGTGATTTTAAGAACGGACAAGATTTTCTAACTATAACGCTCCCAAGTGGAAGAAAGTTGTTTTATGTAAAGCCATTTATGGGGTCTAACCAATGGGGAAACGAAAGCATTTGCTATTACGGCGTTAATGATAAAAAGCAATGGGGAATGCTTGAAACCTATGGTGGAAAGCTTGTCGAGAATATAGTTCAGGCAATTGCCAGGGACTGCTTAGCTGTTAGTATGCAAAGGCTAGAGGACGCAGGCTTTAAAATAGTTATGCACGTCCATGATGAGGTTATTTTGGATATGCCAAAAAGCGCAAGTCTTGAAAAAGCCTGCGATATAATGGGACAACAAATTGAATGGGCGGATGGGCTAATACTTAGGGCTGATGGGTTTATTACAGAGTTTTATCAAAAGGATTAAATGGCATAGAGGAGGCAGGACCTTTGATTATAAATAACAACCGACTAATAACAATATCCACCGCAGGAAGTCGAAAGGCTATTTCTTGGAACCCGTCCACCCTTATGTGGGCGGAGCTGGTGGATAGATTAAAAACCCCAGTAAGAGGTAAAGAAACCCTTGCCGATTACCTTGGATATAAAAAATCACAGCAGGACGATTTAAAAGACGTTGGTGGTTTTGTTGCCGGCACATTAGAGGGCAATCGGCGTAAAGCTGATAAGGTTCTAGGGCGTGATGTATTAACCCTAGACCTTGATAATATCCCCGCTGGTGGCACACAGGATGTGCAAAATCGTGTTAAAGGACTTGGCTGTGGATTTGCCATATACTCAACACGCAAGCACCACGAGGCAAACCCAAGGCTTAGAGTGCTTATTCCTTTTGACCGAACAGTTTCAGCGGATGAGTATGAGCCTATCGCAAGAAAAACAGCAAGCCTTATTGGTATTGAGCTTTGCGATGCAACCACTTTTGAGGCTAGTCGGTTAATGTATTGGCCGTCCTGTTGCGCTGATAGCACTTTTATATACTCGTATGGTGATAGCCCTTTTCTTTCTGCTGATGGTGTTCTCGCGATGTATGGCGATTGGCGAAATATATCGCAGTGGCCACAAGTGCCAGGAACACAGGACAGTTATATCAAACTAGCAAAAAGACAAGGCAACCCTACCGAAAAGCAGGGTGTTGTTGGCGCTTTTTGTCGCACTTATGATGTAATAAAGGCTATGGATGAACTTATCCCTGGAGAATATGAAAAGTGTGACATTGGCACAGACAGATACACCTATCTAGGTGGCTCAACCGCAGGGGGCGCAGTTGTATATGATGATGGCAATTTCCTGTATAGTCACCACGCAACCGACCCATGCAGTGGCAAACTCGTAAATGCTTTTGACCTTGTAAGGCTACATAAATTTGGCGAACAAGACGATAAAGCAGACTTTGGAACTCCTACAAACAGACTACCAAGCTATACATCAATGTGCAAATATGCCGTTGAAAATGCTGGGGTTGCAAGTATTCTCAATCAAGAAAGATACGAAAAAGCCGTTGAGGTCTTTGGGGATAATAAAACAGAGATTGAGGAAAATTCACTTGATTGGATAGAAAAGCTTGCAGTGTCCCCTACAACGGGGCAACCCGCAAAAACAGTTGACAATGTGTTGATTATATTAGAAAATGACCCTTTGCTAAGGGAAAAACTCGCCTTTGATGAATTTGCAAATAGAGGTTTGGCACTCGGTGCTTTACCCTGGGACGGCAGAATTGCTCGCAGGCAATGGGGCGATACTGATGATGTTGGACTAAGGCATTACATAGAAAAGGTGTACGGTATATCAGGAAAAGACAGAATATATGATGGCGTTGCCCTATGCGCGTTTAAACACCGAATAAATGACGTTCAAGAATACCTTAAGTCTTTGCAATGGGACGGCTCTAAAAGGCTTGATACGTTACTGTGTGACTATCTAGGCGCAAATGACACCGCATATACAAGGGCAGTATGCCGAAAAAGCATAACAGCAGCAGTTGCAAGGGCAATGGCACCTGGAACTAAATACGATTATATGCCTATATTCGCAGGGCCACAGGGCATTGGTAAAAGCACATTTTTAAGAATGCTGGGTAAGCGTTGGTATTCCGATAGCTTGCAGACGTTCGAGGGCAAAGAGGCTTCCGAAATGATTCAAGGCGTATGGATAAATGAACTCGGAGAACTTAACGGTTTTTCTAAATCTGAAACAAATGCAGTAAAACAATTTTTAAGCCGAACGGAAGACATTTTCAGAGAGCCCTATGGCAGACGGACAAGCAGTTATCCTAGACGTTGCGTGTTCTTTGGTTCTACAAATGATAACGAATTCTTAAGGGATCATACAGGCAATAGACGTTTTTGGCCGGTTGATGTTGGGATAAATAAGGCAACGAAAGATGTTTTTACACAGCTTGAAAATGAAGTAGACCAAATATGGGCAGAGGCGTTTATTGCTTGGCAAGTTGGTGAACCCTTATTCCTCAGTGGTGAGGCTGAAAAGCTTTCAAAAGACGAGCAAGAAACCCATAGGGTGAGCAACGCGAAAGAGGGCATTATAAGGGACTTTCTTTCAAAGCCTATTCCACTTGACTGGGACAAGCGAAACCTAAGCCAAAGGCGAATGTATTGGACAGGCGAGTTCAAGCTGGATAACGCAGAGACAAAAGAGCGTGATAGGGTTTGTGCTGCTGAAATTTGGTGCGAATGCTTTGGTAAGGATATCAGCTTTTTAAAGCAAGTTGACACTAGAGAAATTAACAATATTTTGTCTTTGGTTCAAGGATGGGAACGAAAAAAAGGCACCCAACGTTTTAGCTTTTATGGTATGCAAAGGGGCTTTGAAAACAGGATTTAAGCTGAGAGGATTATTGTAACAGTTGATTGTAACACTTAAGAAATCTGTTACCCTAAAATCTTACAAAACGTTAACAGTTGTAACAGTTTAAAAGCGAACTGTTACACTAAGTGTAGCAAGGTAAAACAAGGCTTTAAAGCTATTTGTAACAGATGTAACACTTATTATATATAAGTATAAATATAGAGAGATAGAGGGTATACGAAACGCCTAAACGCCCTACGCGTAATATATAGGGAAAAAGGGTAAACTGTTACACCAAAAAAAGGAGGTATAAAATGCAGACCGAAAAGCAGATTGAGCAGTATCTTGTCAAGCAGGTTAAAAAATTGGGGGGCAGAGCGTATAAGTTTGTTTCCCCAGGGAACAGTGGTGTGCCGGATAGATTGGTATGCTTACCCGGGGGAAGAATTATATTTGTCGAGCTTAAAGCACCAGGCAAAAAGCCTACCCCCCTTCAACTTGCAAAACATAGAGAGCTACACCGATTAGGGTTTACGGTGCTTGTTCTTGACAGCGAGGAGCTGATAGACAATGAATTTTAAACCGCATGATTATCAAGATTATTGCATTAGACGTATTGTTACTGACCCAGCTATCGGATTATTCCTTGATATGGGACTCGGCAAAACCGTAATAACCCTATCAGCTATACAAGAGCTTAAGTATAACCGTTTTGAGGTGGGAAAGGTTTTGGTTATAGCCCCCAAAAAGGTGGCAGAGGCAACCTGGAGCAAAGAGGCAGCAAAGTGGGAACAGCTAGAGCATTTGAGAATACAAACGGTTTTGGGTAGTCAAACAAAAAGGGTGCGTGCTTTGAACACCCCAGCAGACATTTGGATTATTAACCGTGAGAATGTTCCTTGGCTTGTTGAGCATTATCGCAACGCATGGCCATTCGATATGGTCGTGATTGATGAAAGCAGCAGCTTTAAAAACCACCAAGCAAAACGATTTAAAAGCTTAAAATGGATACGGCCACACATAAAGAGAATTACATTGCTTACAGGCACTCCTGCCCCCAACGGGATGATTGACGTATGGGCGCAAGTTTTCTTGCTTGATGGCGGGGAAAGGCTGGGGAAAACAATAGGTGGCTTTAGAGCGAGGTATTTTGAGCCTGATGCACGCAATGCACAACAGGTATTCAGCTATAAACCCAAAGAGGGCGCAAGGGATGTAATACAGGAGCTCATAGGCGATATATGTATATCCATGAAAGCTGAAGATTATTTGTCCTTGCCTGATTGCATTGTTAACGACATCCCCGTTGTCCTGGATGACAAAGCCCAAAAGCAATATAACAAGCTTGAAAAAGAAATGTTGCTTGAAGTTATGGACAGCACTATCGACGCAGGAACGGCGGCAGTTTTAAGCAATAAATTATTACAGCTTTGCAACGGCGCCGTATATGACAGCGATAGAAACATAGTGGGCATACACGATTGCAAAATAGAGGCTTTTCTAGAACTTGTTGAGCAACTAAACGGACAACCCGCACTTGTTTTTTATAACTTTAAGCACGATTTAATTCGCATTGAAAAAGCACTGGAAAAGTCAAAGCTAAGGGTTAGACGTTTGGCAACACCACAAGATGAAACCGATTGGAACGATAGGAAAATCGATATCCTTCTTGCCCACCCCGCAAGTGCAGCTTATGGGCTTAACCTGCAAAACGGAGGTAATCACGTTATATGGTTTGGGCTTAACTGGTCGTTAGAACTATACCAACAGGCAAATAAAAGGCTACACCGGCAAGGGCAAACGCAAAAAGTAATCATACACCATTTAGTGGTTGAGGGCGGTCGTGATGAAGATGTGGTCAAGGCACTGGGCGATAAAGGTGCAACGCAGGACAGGCTAATCGAAAGCTTGAAAGCTAGAATTGAGAAAGTGAAAGGGGAACTTGATGGGTAGTTTAATGGCGATTAAGGGCGGAGGTGTACAGATGATACTAGCCACCCCGGATTTTGAATATTTTGTTAATCAGTATATGGGAGTCGAGGCAATGGAGTACTTCAAAGCTTTGATAAACGATATGAGGGAGCAAGTCGATTGTGCCAGGGACAAAACTAGCAGTGATTTAAGTTCTTACGAGTCTAGTCTTGAAAGTAACAGCGCCTGTTTTGATGAGCTAATTGAAGACCTAGAAACTTTAAAAAAGGCTTTGAATTCAAAGCGCATAAATAAAACACTGCTGAACAATATTTTAGACCAAATGAAAACAAAGATATCAAATCAGATCTGACAAAAAGGAGTGGATTATTTGACTAAGAAAGAGTTACTGAACTACCGTTCTATGCAACAACGCATTCGAGTTTTAATATGTGAAATCCATAAATTCAAGACGTTTGCAACAGTTAAGTCGTCCGATCACAACGTTAAAGTTTATGGGTATGGCATAGATAGAAAAGCAGAATTACAAAAGCTTTGGGACGAAAAACGGGCACTGGCACTAAAATGCAATGAGACATTCAAATTTATTGATGGCATAGAAGATTATCATATTCGTAAAATATTCTTTTATCGATACATACAAGGCGACCGTAGACCCACATGGGTGCAGTTATCATTTTTCATAGGCGGAGGAAATACTGACGAAGGAATTCGAAAAGCACACGATAGATATTTGAAATTTTAATAAAGTTGTCCGGTTTGTCCGTTTTTGATGGTGTACAATTTATAATAAGGACAATTATATATCGGTATTAAAATTAGAGATAAGAAACCAGCCACCCTAACCGGTGGTTGGTTTGATGATGAAGCCTATTATCAAAATAATTTTATAAATTAAATCAAAAACTATTGATTTTTTGATTTAAAACGCATATAATATGTTTGTAGGAGTAAAAATATTGTTAAAGGGGTGCTTAAAATGAAAAAATCTTTTATTCCCATGGAACTACCGCTTGTATTCAAAAATAACGACCAATTTGAAGACATATTATTCCACACCGAATTGTTAAAATATACTGAAGCTATAACAAAATTTAAAACTGTCTCTAAAAAGACCAAATTGAACCCGGATTTAATTTATTCAAGTTTGCTTTTTAACGAAGCTATTTTTTCAACTAAAATTGAAGGTACACAAGCAACCATAACTGATGTGTATGAATATGAAATATCTAAACCCCAGGGTAAAAATCAAGATATCGAAGAAGTTTTTAGCTATTTCGATACTGTAAAAGCTGCGGAAAAACAGGTTAACCAATTTGCTATCTCTAATAGATTATTTCGTTCATTGCATAGAATACTTATGGCGGGGAATGTACGGGGTAAAAATTTAAGTCCAGGAGAATATAGACAAACTCAAAATTACATTGGCCCTAAAGGATGCACAATAAACAATGCAGCTTTCATTCCTCCGTCACCTGAAAAAATAGATGACGCAATGTCTAACCTTGAAAAATATATAAATTACGACCAAACAAATCATCCAATTATAAGAACAGCTATTTTTCACGCCCAATTCGAAACCATACATCCTTTTCTTGATGGAAACGGACGACTAGGACGTGTTTTAATTCCTGTTGTTTTATTTTATTTTAATCAAATAGATACGCCAAACTTTTTTGTCAGCGAATCACTTGAAAAAAATAGATTTAAATACTATAATCTCTTAAATGGAACCAGAGAAAACACAAAGCAAGGGTGGCAGGAATGGATTTCTTTTTTCATTAGCTCTGTTACTGAGCAAACAATAAAAGACACAGACAAGATTGAAAAAATTGATAGTTTATATGAGAGTACATTAAAAAAAGCAAGAAAAATTAAAGATACATCAACTATGGTCGACTTAATTCCTTTGCTTTTTGAAAGTCCTATTTTTACTGCGCTATCGATCTCAAAAAAATTGAAAATCAATCCAAATACTGCGCGAAACTATTTAGCCATGCTAAGTGATGGAAAAATAATATCCCACAATGATGTTTCCAGAAATAAGAAGTTTTATTTTTATGATCTTATCAGTATCCTTTAAAACAACAGTTCCTGAGGAACCTATCGAAGAAGTGTAACAACAACCCACAAACCACCCAACTCGGGTGGTTTTCTCATACTCATTTCCACATCAATCAAAGCTAAGAATGTTTTAACTTATAAACAGACAAACAACATCTTTGTAAATAATTGTTGACTTGTGGAATAAATAGTGGTAATATAAGGGCAAATAATATTAGGAGATGGTTAACATGAACATAAAAGGTATGATGCAAGAGAAAATAGGTAACATTATTGACTATGCGGGTAAAGAAAAAGAAGAACTACAAGTTAAATTGATGATTTTGAATCAAATTAACAAATGGAAAAAAGACAACCAAGATTTAAATCCAATGCAGATACTCGAAAGCGCAAAACTTCTTATTCCCAAAGACGAAAGACTTATTACAGTCAAAGATTTAGAGGACTTAAACATGTCAATTAAACAAACAGGGTCAAACATAACAATGTGCGATAATGCAATTAAAATGTGGCAAGAAGTTCTAACAACCGAAATTTAAAATTTTATCCAAAACAGTCATCTTAACCGGTGGCTGTTTTCTTATACCCATTCCCAAAAATCAAAACAAGTGAGGTGGTGAAATGTCGAAAACAACCCTAACCCCGAAGCAACAACAGTTCTGTAATGAGTATCTAATTGACCTTAACGGCACAAGAGCATATAAGGCTGTTTATAAGTCTTGCAAGAAAGATGAAACGGCTAACGTAAACAGTAGCAGAACGCTAAGAATTGCTAAGGTTCAAGCTTATATAGCCAGTAAGCAACAGGAAATGCAACAACGCACTAAAATCACACAAGATATGGTATTAAAAGAGCTTGCAAGTGTTGCTTTCGCTAATGGATCCGACTTTGCTAAAGTGGTTGAAAAAGCATATTTGAACGAAACAACAGGTAAAGAGGAAAAGTATGCACTTGTTGACATAACGCCAACTGAGCAACTTGACAAGGACAAGCTTCCTGCTATTGCCTCTATCAAGCAAGGTAAGAATGGTATTGAGATTAAAACAGCCGATAAGATGAAAGCGCTAGAGCTACTGGGCAAGCATTTAGGCATGTTCAAAGATAAAGAGGACACCTCTGCACAGCTTAATAAGCTGGATGATATTCTTAGCAAGATCGGGGGTAATATATAATGGCCTTTTCGCCAATGCAACAAGAGTTCTTTAATAATGCAACACGCCGTTGGAACATCAAACAAGGCGCCACACGTTCAGGCAAGACCTATATGGATTATTATGTTATCCCTAAACGCATTCGGCGCATCGCTGGGCAAGACGGCTTAATCGTTCTGCTTGGCAACACAAAAGGCACGCTCCAACGAAACATAATCGAACCTTTACAGGATATTTGGGGAACTGCTCTAGTAAGCGATATCAAGTCAGATAATACAGCTATGTTGTTCGGCGAACGTTGCTACTGCCTGGGCGCAGACAAGGTGAATCAAGTTGATAGGCTAAGGGGTTCAAGCATTAAGTATTGTTATGGTGATGAGGTTGTTACCTGGCATAAAGAAGTGTTTGAAATGCTTAAATCAAGGCTAGATAAACCGTACAGCAAGTTTGACGGGACGTGTAACCCAGACAGTCCATTTCATTGGTTTAAAACCTTCCTTGACAGTGATGCCGATATATATAATCAACAATATTGCATTGATGACAACCCTTTCCTTGACGCCGGCTTTGTGGCTAACCTTAAAAAAGAGTATGAGGGCACTGTATATTATGACCGTTATATCCTTGGCAAATGGACCATTGCAGAGGGTTTAATATATCCAATGTTCAATACTGCTTATCACGTTACACAGCCAATAGAGCGACCATATTCGAGATATTATATATCAGCCGATTACGGCACGCAAAATCCTATGTCAACAACTAACACACAAAAAACAGATGAAGAATACTATGACGAACTTGTAAAGCTTGCAGGTAATCGCAGAGTAACATCCGTTGTTATCGACCCTTCTGCTGCTAGTTTTATCGCTTGTATTCGCAAGCATAATAAATTCCAAGTGCAAAAAGCTAAAAACGATGTGCTTAACGGGATACAAAACGTCGCAACTCAATTGAAAAAGGGTAGTATTTTATTTAATTCGTGTTGCAAAGACGCTATAAAAGAGTTTCAAGTTTATTCATGGGACAGCAAGTCCAAAGAAGATAAGCCGATCAAAGACAACGATCACGCAATGGATGATATACGGTATTTCGTTAATACGATAATAACGAATTCACATGCAAAATTCATTGACATTGACATTTAGGAGGAAATACATTGCTAACTAATTTAAACTGGCTTGATAATGGCGGAAGCTACCCACCTGCAAGCGAGAAGAAACGCATAGAAAGATATAAACTTCATGAACAGTTGTTTTTATCAGAACACTCAAGCGCATTAAAAGACCTGTTTCGCAATATTGCATCAAAGACACGCAAGAAAAACTATGAGGTTGATACCATTATCAACTATCAGCAATTATTATCAAAAAAGACAGCCGACTTTGTGTGCGGAGAACCCCCAACACTAGAAACAGAGCAAGACACTGATGAGCTTAATAAAATATTAGAGCGTCAGCGCTTTGATACAAGGCTTTATGAGGCTTTCATTGATGTTTCACGCTATGGCAACGCAGTTCTTAAACTAATCGGAAATAAACTAACCGCAGTTTCCCCACAATATTGGTTCCCTATTGTTGATAAGTCTGACCTAAAAACGATTGCTCAGCACGTTATTGCCTACCCTATCACGCCCGATAACAGCGGTAATATGACGGAGCTTTATGTTGAAATACACAATATAGGCAAAGTCGAATGGCGGACATATGTTCTGGATAATGATACGTCCGAGGTAGGCGCACTAAAAGAAAGCAAAGTAGAGCAGACCGGCTTGCAGGACTTCGCTATTCAGGTCTTGACCAATGTCACGCATTCAAGTAGTTTATTCGGCATTGATGATTATTCGATTATAAATAGCATTGTTGCAAAAATTATGTGGCGTTTGCATTGTATCGATACTGTCTTAGATAAACACAGCGACCCTTCTTTGAGTGGCCCACAATCTGCGCTTAGCTATGACGACCGCTTTCAAAAATACTATTTGGATTTAGGTAAGTATTTCAGTCGAACAGGAATAGACGACCCGGACGTTAAATACATTACTTGGGATGGAAACTTGGATAGCGCATATAAAGAAATCGAAACACTTCTTGCCCAGCTTTACACGCTATCAGAAATGGGGCAAGCTTTCATGGAAGGGGGTGGAGGTGGTTCTGCTTCTAGTGGAACAGCTTTAAAATTGCGAATGGTTTCACCGCGAATAAAAGCGTCAAGGCTGAAAAGTTTAAACTCTGCAACAGTAAAGCAAATTATATCTTTACTCGGTTTAGTAAACGGTATGCCTATTGATTATGACGGTTTGCAAATTACTTGGAATGATGGTCTGCCAAATGATGAGGTCGAAGAAACAAACAGACTTGTAAATGCGACAGGTGGCAAAGCTATTATGAGCCAATATTCAGCGCTTAAATCTATGGGGTTATCCGATGAACAGGTAGAGTCAGAGCTTGAACAAATGGCAGAGGAACAGGCAAACTCAATGCCTGTTATGTTATCTAGTGTTGATAGCCATAAGGACGAGGAGCTGATTGAAGATGGCGAGGAAGATTAATCCCACACAGCAAGAACTTGAAAATCTCATTGAATTACTTCGCGATGCTCGGGACCAGGTGCTTCACACCATTATCAATAGTGGTGGCGTAGGAACCAAAGTTTATTATAATACCATTCTAAAACAGCTTGAAACCCAGCTAAAACGCACGGAAAAGAATTCTGCTTTTTATGTTCGTTCAGTAATACCAAAGGAATATCAAAACACCCTTGATGAATTGTATGGCTATTTCAAAAAGAATAATTTGCAGATGAAAAAGCCACAAGCATTTGCCCAAATCCATGATGACGCCATTCACTCAATCGCAAACGAAATGCAGTTTCATATCGGGCAGGGTTTAGAACAAGCAGGTCGGCAGATAATCCGATACATTGACGACGCAAGAGATGATGCGCTTAGGCAAGCAGGACTTCGCACCGCAGGACAAAAGATTGCTTCAGGCAGCACTGTTCAGGATATGAGGAACAACCTTATTGACCGTTTGCAAAACGAGGGGTTTATGACTGTTCAATATGGGCAAGGTAAGAACGCATATCAAGTGCCGATTGATACTTATGCTAGCATGGTTGCACGTTCAACAACAAGAGAGGCAGGCAACTTAGCAAGAGAAAACCAGTTAATAGAGAATGGATATGACCTTGTAAAAATGACAACCCATTATCCTACCTGTGATAAATGTGTACAATTTCAAGGCAGAGTTTATTCGCTAACTGGTAAAGACAAGCGCTTCCCCTCTCTATTTGAAACTGCTTTTAAAAGCGGTTATCGCAATGTTCACCCAAATTGTAGGCATTCAATAGTGCCTTTTATTGAGGAACTGCAAACCGATGAAGAGTTAAGCCAAGCATTAACCGAAAGCAACAAGCCTTTTGAAGATTCCAGAAGCGACCACGAAAAAGGCTTATACAGCAAAGGGCAAGTCCTAACTCGACAAGTAAGACAAGATAAATACCAGTATGAGCGATATAAGGCAAGGCTTGGTGAGGATGCGCCTAAGAGTTTTCACAGTTTTAGGAATATGAAAAAAGCGGGCGGAGACGGATGGGATAAAACTCTACTTGATTATAAGCGCCGGAGTAAACTAGCTAATAGCCCAGAATTAAAGCTACCTAACGCGGGTAATGCTTTTATTGAAGAACCTAAGTTTACTAAGTATTTTTTTGGTGGAACTAGCTCAGACGGTCTTTCAAAAGGCGTTGCATTTGAAAGTCATTTAGGATATAATATAAGCAACTGGAAAGAGTTTGAACAAGAAATTTTAGAAAAGGTGCATTTTAACCCATCTAAATTTAATTGCCAAACGGAACATGGAGAGTATTATAATATTCCGATGGTCGTTTACGGCAAAAAGGGGAATCCCATGGATATTATGACCGCTTGGGAAATTAAAGACGTCAGAACAAGATTTGTGACAGCCTTTCCAAATAACAAAAAGGAGTGATACTGTGTTTATAATTAAAGAATATGACCGCATTTTATTAAAAGACGGTCGCGTTGGAACAGTAGTTTCTGATACACCAGATGGACCATATTTCGTTGATGTGGGAGATTCAGTGGACACATGGGATAACATACTTGTAGAACAAAATCAAATTGAAAAAGTATTACAATAAAACCACCTATCAATAATGATGGTGGTTTTTTCCTGCCCTAATATAGTTTACTAGCACCTAAACAGGTGCTTTTATTATGCCCAAAAAGGGTGCTGTATGGCTTTAAACTCTGCACCTACTATTTGGATATCATGCAATCCTAACATAGCATGACAACAGGTGATAGCAACCACCTAAAACGCTTAGTTGTGAAGAAAGGTTATTATGAAAACAGAAGATTTAAAGGCACAGGGTTTGTCTGACGAACAAATCAAATTTATCATGGCAGAAAACGGCAAGGATATCACTGCCGAACAGGCTAAAATCACAGTCGAAACCGATAAACTTACAAAAGCGAATGCGACCATCACACAGCTGCAGGACACAGTCAAGAAATTTGATGGCGTGGACGTGGATAAGCTTAAAAGTGACTTAACAGCATTAGAAACTAAGTATAATACTGATTTGTCAGCGACTAAACTTAATTACGCCCTGGAAACAAGACTTGCCAAAGAGGGTGCTGTTAATTCAAAAGCAGTTAAAGCATTGCTTGACGGTTCAAAAATTAGTCTTGACGGAGATAACCTTGTTGGTCTTGACGAGCAGTTAAAAACGCTCAAAGAAAGTGAAAAATGGGCATTCCAAGAGCAAAAAACCGAAATCCCAGGGGCTGGGGGGAACCCACCACCATCAACAAACACAAAAACACCGCTCCCATCTGGAACGGTAATATTTTAGGAGGAATTAATTATGGCTAGAACTAAAGCTCTATCACTACTTCAAGGAGTAGGAACAAAGGCAGACCTAAAAGAAATCTATGGCATTGTTATTGACAACGTTCAAAAGGACACACTTTCAGCAGGGCTTAAATCACAAGCATACACAGGTAATCCTGCTGTCGGCTCTGTTGAGTTTAAACGTTTCGCTAACTCTCAATCAAAGGCATACGGAACAGCAAGAACGGCGCAAAAAGGTGATGCCATCACGGCAAAACCCGTTGTTGTTAATCTTGACGTTCATAGAGAAATCGTTGAGGAGATTGCAAAGTTCGACCTTGACACTTTCGGGGTAACTTCAATCATGGCAAGACGTGCTCCTAACCACATTGATGCAATGGCAACAGAACTTGATACAGCCTTCTTTACAACTGCTGGGGCAAATGCCACTGCTGTAACCCCAACAGCGCAAGCTGTGACAGAGGCTGACAAGCTAGAGGAAGTTATTATCACTCTTGAAACCGTTAAAAACGAATTTGTACAGGGCGTGCCTCGCAATATGATTAATGCAATTGTAACCCCTTCATTTTATAGCAAAATTCGCAAATACCTAGACAGCCTACCAACTTCAAACGTTGACACTGCAGCAGAAGAATTTTCAATGTATCACGGTGTTAAGGTTTTCACTGGGCTAAATCTTCCGGCAGGTGTATCGGCTCTAGTAATGGCGACCGGTTCAGTTGCACTTCCTGTTGTAACTAACGAATATGGCGAAGCAGAGAAACTTCCACTATCAAATGATTTTGCAAGCGCATTGTTTTTCGATTATGGGGCTAAGGCGCTTACACCTGATCTAATTTTCAAACTGGGGGAATAATCATGGCAAAATATCAAAATAAGCAAACGGGGATAATCGTTGAGCCGTCATGTGATGTGTCGGCTCTTGCTTTTTTAATGCCACCCTGGGAGGAACACCATGAGCCTATCCCAGAGCTAGATGGGGAGGAAATGATTAATATAGGGGGTGAAGATGAATGCTTGAAGTCGGAACAAACTCCTATATCAACAGAGAATATGCAGACGAATACATCTCCAGTCGATACCGAAGTAATAACCCCAACCGAAAAAGATGGGGAGAAATCAGCAACGAGGACAAAGAAATCCTCTTAAACAATGCTTGTGATGAACTAAATTCACTTGCCTGGCAAGGTAGAAAAGCAACATCCGATCAGCAACTAGCATTCCCTCGCTTACCGTTTCAATATGGCAAAACAGAGGAAATCGCCCCTCTTTGCATTAAGCAGGCACAGGTTGAACTGGCTTTGTGGCTATCTGATGAGGAAAAACAGTCCTCACAATCACAGCGACAAGAACTGCAAACGCAAGGGGTAGAAAGCTTTTCTATTGGTGATTTATCTGAAAGCTATGGAGGGGGCGTAACCAAACCTCTACCGTTGACTTGTCCAAAGGTTAAGGGTTTAATCGCTCCATATCTGAACGGGGGTTATAGCGTATGTTAAACGCTTATCTGAACCAAACAGTTGAACACAAAGCAAGGACTGGTACAGATGATAGAGGTCAACCAATATATGCGGATGCCGAAATTATTCCCTGCAGGTATCAAGCAAAGGCGCAAAACGTATTGAGCACAACGGGGCAACTAATAAAAGCGCAACATATTTACTTCACAAAGCACAAGGTTGCAGAGGGCGATATGCTCGGTGATGGGTTAGTTGTTGCTGTATCGGTTTGGGGCGTCTTAAACGGCAACGCAATAGGCTATAAGGCGGTGTTTTAGGTGGCAAAAGATAGTTTTAGTATTAAGCTTGACGATAAGGCACTAAATAGTCAGTTGTCCCTTGCATTAAAACGCAACCCTATCGTAACTGCAAAGGCTATCGGTGCTTGTGCGCTCGACCTTGCTGGCAAAAGTGCAAAACTAGCCCCCGTTGATACTGGCGATTTGCGCAATAATTGCAACGCTAGACTTTCAGTAAGTCCTTTTTCGGTTAAAGCAACCGTGGGTTATTCCCTACCATATGCGCTAAGGCAACACGAAGAACTGGAATACAATCACCCTATGGGCGGTGAAGCAAAATTCCTTGAGAAGCCTTTTGAGGAAAACAAGCAAAAATACATTAATAAAATCATGGCTATACCGAAAGAGGTGTTGAAGTGAATATACTAGATAAAATTAAAGTTATTATTGCAACTGACACACCTGTCTTTCTTGGTTTTATGCCCGCTAAGCCTGATGACGTGATATGTTTGTTTGAGTATCAAGGCGCACCACCAGAACATTATTTTAATAAAACTGATATCGTTCAATCGGTGCAAGTTAAAATTAGAGGAAAAACCTCAAATCAAGCTTATTCAGTTGCTGAAACCGTTGCAAACACACTTAATCGGTACCAAGACAACAATATTAGCGTTTTGCAGTCAGCTTCAATACTCGACATTGGATACGATAATGCAAACCCACAAAGGCAAGAATACACAATTAATTTTAAAATTAGGAGGATTTAATATGGCTTTATACACAGGAGTAACAGGCAAAATATCAATTAAAAAAGGCGAGGCTGCCAATGCGGTTGACATCGTCCACATGGGAAGCTTTTCAGTCGAATTAAGTAAAGAAATTCTTGAGGTTGTTTCTTTCGGGAAAGACTACAAAGAAAAGGTCCCGTCAATCAAAGACTGGTCTGCTAGTGCTGACGGTACAGCCGACTTTGACACAGCTGGAGGACAAAAAGCATTAATTGATGCGTTCGAGGACGGTTCAAAGCTAGAGGGTTCATTCTATCTAGATGCAACTACATTTTTGAAAGGTGATTGCTATGTTGAAAGCCTTTCAATCGAACACGCAGCAGATGGAAAAGCAGATATATCAATTTCACTAGCTGGAAGTAATGCAGTTACGCTTACTGTTCCTGTCGTTCCTGGGTCTTAGTAATTAATGTTGACAAATTTCCTCTTTTGGTGGTAATATGTAAGTAACTAAATAGGAAGGTGTGGTTATTTATGTTTTGCAAATACTGTGGCGGGTTCATTGACGGCGATTCTGTTTTTTGTAAACTCTGTGGTGAGGATTTATCTTCTGCTAATGTTACTGATAATACTAATCAAAGTGATAATGAAATTTCGGAAGTATATGATATGTTTGGTGGCAATAAACTAGAGGCGATAAAACATTTACACGTCACAACTGGGGTTAATCTTGCAGAGGCTAAAAAAATGATAGACGCAGAACACCAATTACGAAAGCAAGCCAACGAAAAGAAGGGTTTTTGGGCAACTGTTAATGAAGATGCTAATAAGATAAATGCCCAAAAGGCACAGGAAAAGCAACAACTTAAAGACCGCATTAAGCGAATGGATGATGAAGGCACAGCCTATTGTCCAAAATGCAAAAGTACAAGCCTATCCGCTCACAAAAAAGGTTTTGGAATAGGAAAGGCTGTCTTAGGTGCGACTATTGCCCCTATCGGGTTAATAGCAGGTAATATTAATGCTAAAAAAGTACGCGTGACTTGTTTAAAATGTGGTCACCAATTTTGGGCGGGTAAAAAATAACCACTAATCAACAAAATATAAACATTAAGCCACTCTCACTCGAGGGTGGTTTTCTTATGCGTAAAAACAGGAGGAATATATTATGATGACAATTACAACAGGGGGAAAAATACACGAACTTAAAACCACTTTAGGTGTTGCTATCAAGCTTGAAAGCAAGTTTAAAATGCCATTAACAGAGGTTTTCGGCAAGATAGAAAGCGCTGAGATAAACGAACTTGTTTCAATACTTTCTGTTGCTGCTGATAAGGTTAATGATGTCGGCTTTAAAGCAGATGTGCTTGACAATTGGGATTATACAGACTTGCAAATGTCTGTACAGGAATTATTAATAAAACTGATGTTCAGCGGAACAGCAGAACAAATCGAAAATAAACTCTCTAAATTCCCAGTTGGTGAACAACAAAAAAACGTGTTCAGGGAGTTGCTTGGGCTCCCAGTTGTTTTGACGCAGAGCAACTTGTCCGAACAGCCTACCGAATAGGGATTAAGTCTTTTGAATTATGGCAGATGGAGCTGTGGGAACTTAACGCTTGCGTAAAAGAATATACGAAAACACAGCAAGAAAACTCGGATAGGGATTTTACTTTGTGTTGGCAAACCGCAGCTTTTACAGGCTCGGCATTTGGTGGAAAACTCAAAAAGCTATCAGCATATCAAAAAGATAACAAAAAAGCAAACGCGCCAAACATAAGCAAAGAAGAGTTTGAACAACGCCTAGCAATGGCAGAGAGGGGGTAAACAATTGGCACTACAAAAATTAGAAGTCGTTATTGGTGCGAATACATCAGGGTTCAACAAAGGTGTGAAAAACGTGCAAAGTGGCGTAAACGGTATGAAATCTAGCTTTGCCGGTTTGAAAATTGGTGCTTTGGCGGCGGTTGCAGCAATTACTGCGATTAGTGTTGCCTCAGTCAAAATGATGCAGGCATATGCAGGGCTTAGGAATTCGGTGCAACGTACTAATGAGCTGTTTCGTGATAGCAATAAGTATATCAAGTATTTTGCAGACAACACAGCAAAAGCATTTGGTATGTCTGAAACAACAGCGTATCAATATGCCTCTACTTACGGCAACTTATTCAAGGGTATGACAAAAGACACACAGGAAAACGCAAAGGTCACTATAGCAATGATGAAATCCTCTGCTGTTATAGCATCTAAAACAGGGCGAACAATGGAAGACGTAAACGAGCGCATACGCAGTGGTATCTTGGGCAACACAGAGGCTATTGAGGACTTGGGTATTCACGTACCAATCGCAATGATTAAGACCACAAAGGCATTTAAGGACATTGCAAAAGGGGCAAGTTGGGAAAGCCTAACCTATCAGCAACAGCAGCAAATTAGGGTGCTTGCTATCCTTGAGCAATCAACAAACCAATATGGCAGTAGTGTTTCACAAATCGCAGGTATGAGTTTGCCCCGTTTGGGTCAAGCGTTTAAAGACCTAATGAGCTATGCCGGTATGTTCGTAACAAAAGCATTGCAGCCAATTATAAACGGATTGGGCTATATTGTTGTTGCTGCAACACAGGCATTAAAATCACTGGCTAAACTGTTCGGTTGGGATTTGGCAGGGGGAGTTAAGCCGTCCGACATTGCGGTTCAACAAGGGTTTGGCGAGGCGACGGACGATACAACCGATTCTATTGACAAGCAAAAGAAAGCGCTTAAAGGGTTATCCGGTCTAGATGAAATCAACGTGCTATCCTCACCGAAAACCGATGCAGGTGGTCCTGCTGGTGGGGGCGCCTCTGTTTCAAGTCCGTTTGATGGGATAGCAATGCCAGAATATAAAATGCCGTCGATAGACACTTCTGCAATGGAGAAGTCAGTCGGCAAAATCAAAAGCTATTTATCGCCGCTTAAAGCAATTAACTTCGAGCCATTGGTAAGCGCATTTGGTCGACTTAAAATCGCCGTTTCCCCTATTGTTAAATCTCTTTTTGAGGGGCTTGACTGGGCATATCAAAATATACTTGTGCCTTTAGCTAAGTGGACTATTGAAGATTTAGCGCCTGCATTTTTAGACGCACTAGCCGGAGCCTCTGACTTGCTTTCCTCCGCTGTTGATGCCCTTAAACCACTTGCTTCTTGGCTATGGGATAATTTCTTACAGCCAATTGCAGAATGGACAGGGGGTGCAATTGTATCAACCCTTGAAGGATTGGGCAAAGCTTTATCAGCTATTGGGGATTGGATAAGCAATAACCAAGCCGCATTTAATGCAATGGTTGTTACTGTTGGTCTTTTCGCCCTTGCGTGGAAAGGGATAGAACTAGGCGAGTTTATAATCAATGCTGGCGGAATAATAGGCATACTAGGTAAGCTTAAAGCAGCGACGCTTGGAGTTATAGCCGCTAAAATAAAAGACAAGGTCGTATCCGCGCAACTTATAGGTCTATATATCAAAGACGCAGTGGTGAAAGCCGCTAGCGCAGTTAAGACTGCCGTACTAACCGTTGCTACTAAACTCGCAGCAATTGCGCAAGGGGCTTTAAATCTCGTTATGGCAATGAACCCTATTATGCTAATTGTTTTGGCAGTTGCCGCGCTTGTTGCTGCATTCATTCTACTATGGAACAATTGTGAGGGGTTTAGAAACTTCTTTATCGGCGCTTGGGAAGCTATAAAAACAGCAGTAGAAGTTGCTTGGAACGCAATAGTCGCAGTGTTCCAATTCGCTTGGGAGGCTATTAAAGCATACTGGAACTTTGCTATAAAATTCTATACAGGGATTTGGGACGGCATAAAAAAGGTGTTTAGCGCTGTTGTCACTTTCTTCACTAATATATTTACAGGCGCATGGGACGGAATAAAAACAGCGTTCTCTAAAATTGGCGGGTTTTTTACAGGAATATGGACAGGTATTAAGAATGTATTTAGTGGTGTTGCAACATGGTTCGGCAATATTTTTGCCGGTGCGTGGCAAGCCGTTAAGAATGTATTTAGCACTGGAGGTAAGATATTCGACGGCATAAAAGACGGAATTTTGAACGGTTTAAAAGTTGTCATCAACGGACTTATCGGTGGAATTAACAAAATTATTAAAATACCATTTGATGGAATAAACTTTGCACTTAGCAAAATAAAAGATATAAGCATTGCAGGAATAAAACCTTTCAGTTGGATAGGCACAATCAATACTCCCCAAATTCCTAAACTTGCAAAGGGTGGTATTGTTGATAGCCCTACTGTCGCAATGGTTGGAGAGGCTGGCAAAGAGGCAGTAATGCCACTTGAAAACAACACCGGGTGGATAACTCAACTTGCTGATAAAATTGCAGTGTCTATTAGTGGTAATCAGATGGCAATGGCTGGGGGCGATACGGTAATCCCTATTTACCTTGACGGTAATATGCTTGATGAAATTATTGTGAATGCGCAACGTCGCAGAACAGTAAGAAGTAACGGTAGATAGAAAGAGGTGGTTTAAATGGCAATGATAATTATTGGGGGCGTTTCGCTCCCCAATCCAGCTAGCTACTCAGTTATGCTTTCAGACCTTGACAGTGAAAACACAACAAGAACAGAAACGGGCAAGCTTATACGAACGCGCATAAGAGGTGGACTTTATAAAATAGACGTTAGTTGGTCTGGAATATCAAAGGCACAGCTTAAAACCATTACCGATGCACTCGCGCCAGCGCAAATCAGTGTGACTTTTTTCAATCCAACACAATCAAGCGACACTACAACAATGATGTATGCGGGTGATAAAACAGGAGCATTATCCAGGCATTTGGATGAAAGTAAACCTGACAACAGTAGATGGGATTTATCTGTATCATTAGTTGAATATTAGGGGGTGAAATATTGTACCCAGTTAGTAACGAATATAAAAACGCAATCAAATCGGATGAAATAGATGTTGCTTTACGTGGTAGTATTACCCTTTCAAACGGCACAATTGTTCCAATATCCGATATGGACATTGAGCAAAACAGTTTATATGTAGATAGCACTTGCGTTAGTGGTGACGACTTTTCCCTGGGCAGTGTTTACGCCTCTGAATTAGGGTTATCGCTCACTAATATTGACAACCCATATGCGCTAGACAACGCTGTTATTTCGCTTGAATTTGGGCTGTTTACTGGCGCTGAATATGAATGGGTGCCACTTGGTGCGTTCAATGTTATCGAGGTGCAAAGGCGCATGGACTGCGTTATAGTCAAGGCATATTGCAATTTGATTTTACTTGACGAGGAAATCGAAACAGGAACATCCGGTACAGTATTTGAACTGCTATCCTATTGTTGCGAAAAAGTAGGATTAACTTTTGGTATGACACAAACGGAAGTTGACAGCTTGCCCAATGGGGATGTTAACTTCACTATTCCGTCAAACTCTGAAATACAGACCTATCGTGATTTAGTCAGTTGGCTAGCGCAAATACTATGCTGTTTTGCAACGTGCGATAGACAGGGCAAACTTATACTCAAACAATTCGCAATGCCTGCTGTGGGCAACATAGACGGCGACCAGCGTTATTCAACTGCTATATCAGATTTTAAGGTTAAGTATGCAGGTGTTTCAATGGGGGCAACAACCAGGGTAAAGGAAAACGAAAACGGAAATATTCTAGCCCTAGATGAAAACCCTCTGCTTAGAAATCAATCTGAAAACCTTAAAATAATAATACTGGACAACTTGCTAGATGGCGTTGTTTTTATTGATTACACCCCATTTGACATTGACTATACCGGCAACCCTGCCTATGATTTAGGGGATTTTATAACGCTTACTGGTGGAGCTGTTCCGTATGGCATAACAGGGCTTATCACAAATAACAATTGGCGGTATCGTGGCAAACAAAAGCTTAAAGGTGTCGGCAAAGACCCACGAATAAAAGTGAAATCACAATCCGATAAGAAAATCGATAGCAACACATCAGAAACGCAAAATGTGGTTGACGTTGTGTATTATTTTGAGAATGCCCAGGACAAGACTATCAGCGCTAATGACCTTGAAATTATCAGCATTTATTTTGACACAATGAAAGAGGCTAACCCAATATTCCACGCAACGATTAACCTGGTTGTTTCAGCTGGTGGAACGCTTGCGTTTACATATCTGATTAACAGCTCACCGCACAGGCTAAAGCCTTTTCAGACCGTCACACAAGGCAATCATATAATTCACTTGTTTTTGCCTATGCCGAAACTCAAAGGACCACTTGCGTACGAATTAAAAGTAATGCTCAAGTCCTCTGACGTTGTTGGGGTTATTCCGAAAGAGCAGATACAAGCAACCATCAATGGACAGGGGCTATCCACTATCGGTGCAAACTGGAACGGTGTTATTCAACTTGAGGAAAAATTTGAGGGAATTAATTTCAATCGTATTTCCGTTAGATTCAATGACGTTGGACAGGCTGAAACACAAACACCAATCTCACAAGGTATATCAGTAAGCTTTGCAGGGTTTGCATTTGAAAATAAGCTGACGTTCGGCGGTCTAGCAAGTGAAAGCTTTGAAATCGGCTATAACAAGCCAATCGTATCTAGTATTTACAATGTAGGATATCAGCAAATTGCAATTGAATTTGATAACTATTTGATGGATTACGATATCATAGAAAACTTAGAGGCACTATATGTCACTGGAACGGTCGGAGGCATTGCACGTCAATGGCTACAAAATGATGTAAGGCTAGATACAAATAATCACAAGCTATTAATACTAGACTTTGACACTTCACAAGCATTTGATAACGCAGACGGAGCAATCAGAGTTGTTTATGATAATCTAATTGGAACGCTAATGGGCGGTAAAAAAGTAGATCGCTTTGATATGAATTTCAACAAAATATAAGGAGTGATGATATGAAAGGCAAATGCACAATACAGCTAACAGATACAAGAACAGGGCGAACATATGAACGCACAGAAGAAAACATGGTAACCAATGCAGTCAACAATATATTGAATATGCCACCGCTATACGCAAGCTACAGAGGGGCAAACGGTATTTCATTCGAGGAAGGCATAGCAAACCAGCTACCAGTTGCAAAATCATTACTTGGTGGTGTAATGCTCTGGAGCAAGCAACACGTAGAAGATGTTGACAACATTATCTGTGATGATATTGATGCGCAAATAGGCTATGCAGGGGATAACTCATATAGTGGTATCAATCCACTTAGAGGAAGTTATAATCCAACCGAAAGTGGAGCAATTTCAAACGGATGGCGCCACGTTTTCGACTTTGCAACACATCAAGCAAATGGCACGATTAGGTCAATAACACTCACAGGGAGAGATGGCGGTTGTTGTGGGTTATCATCACCGTATGAGGTGGGAGGATATGGGTATTTAACATCTGTAAACGGATATAGGGGTAACGAATTAAACAAAGTTGATTACGATAATTTAGGTATGTTCAACGCCTATAATTCCGAATTTCGTTGTGTTGGGAATTTTGCAGAGGGTGTGTATACGTTTGTTAAATTGGTCAATGGCAATACAGTTGAATTTAGAGATGTGAAAGCTCCTAAAGTTTTGAAATTAGGTACACAATTCAAATTTACAGATGACGATATAAAAAAATCAGAAGCAATAACAAGAGTTCTGTCAATACCTAGCACGTCATACCAAGCCACAGGCGAGATTTGGCATTCAGGTATAGACTATTGTGGTTATTTCGCATATAACGGCAATCCGGAAAAATTTTATTATGTGAAATTTATAGGCATAGAAAAAACGGTCGCTATAAAAGAATTTTCAAAACCGAACGCAAACTACAGCGCGGATGCGACGTTTTATGGCTACGCAGAAAAAGACGGATATTTGTATTTTTTAAGCAGTGACAGGTTAAAAATATGCAAGATGAATTTAAGCAATACGGCTGACTTCACGGAAATAACAATTCCAAAACAAGCGATTAAATTATTTGGCTTAAACGGTTCTGTTCACGTTGTTTGCAGTGATACGGATGGCTATGTAATCAAAGATAATGTTGCAATTAACCGCCCCTTTTTAGGCTTGAATGCAAACAATGGTTACTTTCAAGGCGTATTGCAATCAAGCTTTGTTCCTAAACCGTTTGTACTACTGAAAAGTGCTTATAGACCATCCTCAACTTGGACTACACGCTTAGCCCCTGCAATAGTAGCACCCTATATGGCAACAATTAACAACTTGACAACACCTGTGACAAAAACAGCAAGTCAGACAATGAAATTGATTTACACATTAACAGATATTTAATAAAATTTAGGAGGATTGAAATGTGGGAGAAAGTGTTTTAGTAGCATTGATAGCGTTTGGAGGCACAAGTGTCGGATCTATTGTCGGCATTTTGACAGCGAATAAACTATCTAACTATCGCATTCAGCAACTGGAAATCAAGGTGGACAAGCACAATAACTTTGCTAGTCGGTTACCGGTCATTGAGGAACAAATAAAAGTAATCAATTGCAGAATTAAAGATTTGGAAAGAGAGGAATAACCATGAAAGACAGATTAAGCAAACTTTTAACAGTTAAATCGATCGTGACGATAGCGCTAACTATCGTATTTAGCATTATGGCGTTAACAAATGTTATTGATGATAAGTTTTTAGTTATCTACACAACAATTATTGCGTTTTATTTTGGCACGCAATCGAAGAAAGGGGAATAACAATGAATAAAAAAGTATTTTTAGGTGTTGGCCATGGTGGAGCAGACCCAGGAGCAGTTGCAAACGGATTTAACGAGAAAGATTTAAACTTGTCAATCGCATTAGCTTGCCGGGCTGAACTGGAAAGGCATAACGTGCAAGTGCTAATGTCACGCACGAAGGACGAAAACGACCCTCTGCGAGAAGAAATAAAAGAGTGCAATGCATACAAACCTGACATTTGCGTTGATATACATAATAACGCAGGTGGTGGTGATGGCTTTGAGGCTTATCATTACCACAAAGGTGGCACTTCTCTAGCACTTGCGAGGTCAATTGAAAAAGAAGTTATTGCGATCGGTCAGAATAGCCGAGGTTGCAAAACAAAGCTTATGTCAAATGGACAGGACTACTTTGGTTTTATCCGAGAAACGCTTGCGCCAGCAGTTCTTGTCGAGTGTGCTTTTATTGATAACAAAAAAGACCTTGAAATTATCGACACAGAAGCAGAGCGAAAAGTAATGGGCATTGCAATTGCTAAGGGAGTTCTAGTAGTATTGGGCATTAAGTGGATAGCACCAGTCGCCCCTATTGTTCCCCCACAAGTTAAACCGGTAGCGCCAGCACCAACGCAAAGTCTGCATAGAGTGCAGGTCGGCGCCTTTGGAGATAAAGTGAATGCAGAACGATTAGCACAAGAGTTAAAACAAAAAGGTTATTCAACAATTATAGTATAA